CCCGAAGAGCAACAACCAGTTGATATGGCTGGTGTTGATCCAAACGCTGTGCCGGGTGGTCTCCCACCGCAAGAAGGCGCTATGGAAATGCCTCAGCCTGCACCACCATCGCCCATCCCCGCACCAGACTTACCAGCAGGAGCACCTACGGAAACAGCGGCTCTCACCCCTGATCAACAACTTTCGGAATTTGAAAAAATTCAAGAAGAGATGCAACTCAAGTTTCTCAACGAACTTGAAACAAAGGCAGATACCGACACTGACAGATGGACGGAAATTATTGATCGTGCCTTGGAAAGGCTTTTTGAAAGACAACAAAGAGTTGTTATGGAAAAAGCATTCGGCAAACGAGGAATAAAAGCATTAGCAAGTGGCGCTCTAACGGTGGACATGGTGTTTGATCCCGAGGTATGGAACAAGCAACTTGCAGACGATCTGGAACCAATCATTATCGCCATCTACCAAGACGCAAAAGAGTATGTTGCTTCGCGAACTAGCGAAGAAGTAGCGCTTGAACCTCAGGAAGTTGAAAAACTTGCTCAACAGCAGATAGAAAGAATGCAACAAGCGAACACAAGCACAGCGGAGGAAATCGCCGCCGCTATTGCTGTTGCATTGATGGAAGAAAACGAAGAGGATAAATCTACGCTTTTAAGATTGGCTTTGATCGCAATATTTTTAAAACTTATTTCCAAGCGTAAACGAGACATCGCTGAACATGAAGCACAATCTTCCTACAACGGGGGTGTGTATCTGGCGGGCAAAGACAGTGCTGGCGGTTTCACAAAGACTTGGTTAACCCGAAAAGATTCTCGTGTTCGTACTGCTCATAAGTTTCTTGAAGGCAAGACAGTGAATTTTGGTGATGGATTTGTTGTTGACGGGATGATGTTGCGTTTCCCCGGCGACCCAATCGCTCCTCCTGCTTTAACTTTTAACTGTCGTTGTCGTCTTCGTTTTGGATTCAACGGAGAGTAGTTTCAGTAAAATACCCCTAATATACTGAAAGTGTTCCTTTTTTGGTGCCCTAAATAGTTTATTGTTAATAAACAAACATTTTTGGAGCATCATGCCAACAGCAATATCTGAATCACAGCAATATAAAGCACTACAAGGTCAATTTAATATTGACGAAGCACTCGGTGTAGTTGAATGCTTTGTTGCTGGTATCGGAAATAAAGACTCCGTTGGTGACATTATCGTGCCGGGCGCGTTCAACGAAAGCCTGAAGAGGCGTAAACCGCGAGTTGTATGGGGTCACAACTGGAATGAACCCATTGGCAAAGTTCTTGAAATGTACGAAGTACCAGCCTCGGATCCTCGTCTGCCAATGAAAATGCGCGCCGCGGGAATCGGCGGTCTTTATGCCAAGGTTCAATTCAACCTAAAATCAGAACGAGGCAAACAGGCTTTCGCAGATGTCGCTTTCTTTGGCGAAGAACAAGAATGGTCTATTGGCTACAAAACACTTGACGCAGACTTTGACCCAAAGCGTCAAGCAAACGTTCTGAAGAAAGTTGAACTCTACGAGGCAAGCCCTGTTCTTCACGGCGCAAACCAATTAACTGGCACCATTTCAATCAAATCCGTTGAGGGGCAAAACGTAAACGAGAGCATCAAGGGTCAGATGCGTGACGGGAATGGCAAACTCACAGAACAGGGTCGTTCTTTGTTGATGCGCATTTTGTCAGGCAGTATGGCAAGACAGAATTCTGAAGAAGAAGAAAAGCCTCGGAAAGAATCAGAAGAAGACGGCAACGATGACGCCGTTGACGCCCGAATGCCCGAACAAGGACGAAAAGAAAACCTTCCATACGCCTTAGCAAAAAAATTCGGTGGTTCAGTAAGAATTCGTGAGTCCGACCCTAACAGCGTTATTTTTGACCACAGAGGTGAAACAGGCGAGATAGTCACGATGCGTGTTTCCTACCACTATGAAAACGATCAGTTTATGATCGGGGAACCAACAAGAGTTAAGCCACAAACCGTATATGTGAATATTGATGGTGACAAACCAAGTGGTTCAGACGGTGAACGTCGTTTTGAAGACCGCTACCGAATGGAAGAAGACCCACAAGTTCCAGCAGGCGTAAAACCAAAGTCCCCCGAAAAGGCTGACCCTCTTGGCGGAATTATCCCTCAGGAAATCGTCACCGCCCGCACCCGTGGATACGGTCCTCGTCGCGGGAACCTTGAGAAACTACTCCGCTACTGGCGCCCCATCATGCGTAAGCCGGGCGGTTTCCGACGATGCCGAGTAATTCTCGCAAACCACCCCGAGTTATACCCATTGAGCAACATCTGTGCTTGGCTTCACCACGAAACAACTGGTCTCTGGCCGAACGAAGGATGTCATCATCCCGGCATGAAGAATTGTCGTGGCAAATTGAAGAAGAACAATTGGAGCGATTCAGAGTTCAACAACCGATTGGGTGACATTCTCAAGCCGGGGAAATCTTTGGATTCTCTCAACGAACAAGAACTCAAATCAATCTTTGATTTCCTTGATAATGAGGAAAAAGGATACGAAATGATGGAACAACTTGCCACCCGTCTCGCCGAAGAGGATAAGCCACAGGGCGAAGAGGAAATGCAACTTGAAGATGTTGAGTTTGAAAATGAAGACGAGGGCAACGAAAAGGCTTACGAGGCTCTCAAGGAATTCATGAATGAAGAACCTGATTTCATCAACTACATGGCAGACAAAGATAACTGGATCATGGAAGGCGACGATGACAAGGGGGGCATCATGGAAATGCCTTACTACGACTCAGAAAAAGAACATGACTGTGGTTGTGGTGGCGGGGAGAGCATGACTCCTCAAAGCATGATTCCGATGTTGATGGCGGCTATTTCTGAACTCATGGGCAAGGACGCCGAGGAAGACATTGAAGTCAAAGCAGGCAGAGTGATCAACTCGCGCAACATGACAAAACTACAAAATGCCTTCAACCTTCTTAAAGAAGTATTGAGTGCAGGGGGCGCCATTTCTGATATTGAAGCCAAATCCCTGTCGGTTGATGAAAAAGAAATGCTGTTTATCTCTTCAACAGAACACAGTTTGTATGAAGTTAAAGAACTTTTGGATCCAATTTTGGATTATTACCAAATCAAATCGGAGGTTACAGAAGAGGGTGTACAGGTTGAAATTGGTGGCGTGACAGACGATGCGTTTGAAGCGTTGCTAAACATTATGGACACAATGTAAATAATTAAAACCTTTTTACGTCGGTTTCATTTGTAGCAAAAACAAAACACTATTATGAGTTATACTTCAATAACAGGTTTACCACAAAAAACAGCAAAGTATCAGTGTTTGATGTCAGGCGAAAAACGCTTGACGCCATGCTCTGTTTGCTCTAATCCATCACGGTGTGTTGCTAAAACAATGCACTATAAGGAGTCCACGAACATGGCTAGCGAAACACCCATAGTAAAACTTTTGGCTGACGGCGGAATTGAATGCGCTAAAGGTTTGGAGTTAGCAGAATGTGGCTACAAGCCCGGCTCAAAAGTTTGCGGCAAGTGCGGAGCAAAGGCTGTCACCCAAACAGAAGAAGCCGTACCCGCTGACGCTGCGCCAGAAGTAGCAGAAGAAAAATCAGAATGGGTTAGCGCATCGGATGAGAAGGTGGCAAAAATGGCTGACGAGGAAATGGAAATGGCAGAAGAAGAAATGCCAATGCCAAGTCCTAAGAAAAAGAAGAAGCCAGTAATGCCTGTCGTCGCAGAAGAAGATGAAGAAGACGAAGACATGCCAGAAGATCTTGACGACGAAGAAGAAAAAATGTATGGCGAAATTGAAAAGATGATGGAGCAACGCAAGAAGGCTCGCGCCAAGCGCATGGAAACAATGGGTGTCAAGTCGGCAGACTACGACGATCTTGCTTTTGTTTGCGCAATTGAGCGTCAGGTTTACGCGGGTGGTTCAGAAATTTGTGCGTCATGCCCGGGTGGATGTGAACAGCAAGACACAATGCCAAGTCTTCTAGAAGTTGAGGGTATGGCTGAGAGCATGTTTGCAGGAAAAGTTCTTGACTCAGGCTACGCAGATGAAGTTGATATTTTTGTTGTTGATGTTCAACGCAAAGATGGAAAACCTGTTGAGGCTTACTTTGACGGAACAAGCGGAGAATGCATGGGTTGGCATCTCCTCAATGAAGACTTAATCGGCGAAGTAGCAACAGTTCCGGGTCAGAAAGTTATTTCATTCAGTGAGGCTTCTGCTATTGCGACAAAGTCAATTGATGGTGAAGTCGTTTCTGTTGATGCAGATATGTTTGACGGATATGACGCATACGCCGTAGAGATTGAAGGACTTGATGGAAAGTCTTACGATGTCTATGTTGGTGATGACGGTGAAATTCTTGGATTTGACGAATACGATCCTGAAGAAGCCGCCGACATTGACGAAGAAGTAGCCGACATTGCCTTGAAAGCAATGTACAGCGAAGATGAGCGCATGGAAATGGCTAAGGGCGGAATGGCTATGGCTGACGGCTCTTACCCAATCAAGGACGAAGAGGACTTGAAGATGGCAATTATGGCTGTCGGTCGTGCGAAAGACCAAGACGAAGCAAAAATGCATTGCATGAAGCGTGCCAAAGAACTTGGGAAAGAAGACATGATCCCAGAATCATGGACTTCAGAAAAACCAAATGAAAAAGTTCTTCTTGACGATGAAGCCAAAGAGTTCTTGAGCAGTTTGATGGAACTTGAAATGCTTGAAATTGAGACGGGTTTTGACAAGTGAAGAAGAAAAACCAACTGAATGACTCGGTCAACACTTCAGGTCTTCTTTTTGACACAAAACAAGAACAAGTCCCTGCGGTAGTGACGCCTGAAGTAGAGGTTGCTGTTGTTGAGGTTGAAGTTAAGGAAGAACCAGTAGTCGTTGAGGAAGTTGTACAAGAAAAAGTGGAACCCCAAAAGGCTTCTAAGAAAAAAGAAGTAGAGGACGATGATGTGGTTCCAATGTCAACGATCAATAAGGAATCTGACTCAGGCAAAAGTTAAAAGCCCCCTGAAGGGAGAAGGAGTTGATTAAATATTATTCAAACTTTTTCACCGAAGAAGAAATTTTTGATGTAGTCGCTCTACAGGTTTTACCTAACGCAAAACATTTAGAGGAGAAAATAAGCCACGAAATTTCCTCAACAGTCAACAAACAGTTAAAAAAATATCCATTTCAAATGGAGTTTGTTGTTTACGACATGAAACCCACCGAATCCATGGGTGTTCACTACGACTTTAGTTACACCACACCACCACACATTTCGGTTGTTGTATATTTGAGTAGTGAGTTTGAAGGCGGAGAAATATATTTTCCAGACCAAGATTTAGCAATTAAACCATCAAAAGGCGCATTATTGTTTTATGATTCCAACATCAGACATGAAGTCAAAGAAATACGGTCAGGGAATCGTTCGGCATGTGGCGTATTTTGGGATATTGACGAGTAAGGGGAGGCGATGATTAAATCGTCTCGCGCTTTTGACGCAAACGAAAGAGTCGCAGAATACCGAAAATCTGTTTCCGTCGTTCAGGACAACCTTCTTCTATTCAAGGGATATCTCGGACCGACCATAAAAGATAATCCTTCTTTGAATTCCGTTGGCACACGTGCCGCTCGTGCCGCTGGTGTCATTGTTGACGCAGCAGGAAAATTAAGGTGCCCACCCGGTACTCCAAACGCAAACCAATTTACCGACATGCAAATGTCTAACTGTCTTGTCCCTGACGCATCTCAGGTCGCTAGGGGTGCAGCGAAAATGATGGACAAATTAGTGGATGGTACTAGAGGGATTTTGGCGGATAAAAATGTTAAAGGATACGCAAAAACAGCATCCTTACTTGCTTTGCAGGCGTTTGACTATTCGTATGGTGACGGACAGGGGTCTATTACAGATAGCGCATTGTTAGCAATTTCTTTGTTTAACTCTGGTGGCGCTGATGTGCTTGATTTTACGGTTGATTCGCTTCATAAGCGAGGAAAAATTTCGGATAAAAGAAAAGAACAATTAGAAGCGATAGCGGGAAGAATTAAATCAAACTCCTCCGTTGACGCTAGAGCCTTTATTGCGTCCATAGGTAAGAACAAAGAAAAAAATATGGGCAAGCGCAAGTCAAGAAGTGGGTTTAATCTTGGTAGAAGCAAAGTTGCTAAATCAAAAGACAACGAATTTTCAGTTGGTGCTGCGGATATAAATGGGAAAAATGTTTCACACGATCTCCCAACCGTAAACAAAGATATAGATACCGCAGAAAAAGCGGCAGATCATCTTAAAAACGGTAAACCTTTAAACGAAATATCCGACGAATTAATCTTGAACGCAGTTCTTGACAACATGGACAAAAAAGATAAAGACGGAAATGTTCTTGAGACTGGTCGGTTTGAGGTTGTTCATGAGGGAAGAACAAGTCGTCTCAGGGATAGGGAAAATGGCAAACTTTTTACTATTAAATATTCAAATGAAAGTTTCGGCAGAGAAGATACCCAAAAATTGGTTGCTCAGGGAGCGGCATCAAAGTTGCGAACTTTGCTTGATGACGGGATGGGTTCTGGCAAACTTCACGATTTGAGCGATGCTGAGTTATTAGATAAATACGGCGTTACGCGGTCAGGTAAAAAGAGTGTACTTTCCGACAATCCGATCTATCAAACAGACGATGTTGAAGAGGCTGTTGCTTTGTTGGCTTTAGGTTACGAAGTTGAAATCCCTGATGACGGTCAACAAAAATTGGTGCAAAACAGTGCCAAGCAAATGGAAAAAGAAATAAAAGATATAGGAGCGCAACGAGCCGAAGAGTTAGAAAAACTTGGAAGCATCACACCAGAAGAAAAAGCGGCTTGGCTCAAAAACTTTGAAGAAACACACGATATTGACCTATGCCGTCTTTACTCTGCAAAGAATTTGTTTTGTAACGAAAACATTGGTGTTCAGCGTCAAAACATGCCTCAGAGCGGTGGGGCGACAAAAGGGGCGGACACTCCCGCTATGCGTGCGTTTCAGTCGGGTCTTATTGAAGGGGAACTTAAACCGAAGAAACTCACTAGTCAAGAAGATATAGACAAATATAAAGATCTTTCAAACAAGTTGAACAAACCTAAAACATTTGGAGATGTCTCCGAAGAAGATAAACAATGGGTTTTTGAAAGAACTAATTGGAGTTCCACGGAAGTTAAAACAGAACCAGAATTATTTCAATTCTTGGAAGATACACATCCCGATCCAGAGAATGCTTTACAGACCAAAGCAAAGGATCCAAAAACTCTGTTCGCATCGCAAAATCAATTGAAGAACGCGCAAATTGATGGACAGTCAGAAGGAATACTTTCGGCTTACGAGACTGCCAGAAAAGAGTGGGGAGAGAAGGGAACACCCGAGTGGACTGCCGCGCGGGAAAAATGGTTGAAGGAATCTAAAGCCGCATGGTGGAAGAGCCCGATTTTGACTTCAAGTGATGGATATGTAGTTGATGGTCACCACAGATGGGCTGCTATTCAATTAGCGAATGACCATTTACCAGCGGACGAGCAACTAACGCTAAATGTCGTGGAGTATCAAGGAACGATCACCGAGGCTCTCGCTATGGCGAAAGTGTTTCAAGAAAGTTTGGGTATTAAAGGTAAAACAGTTGGCGTAGACCCATTCCCATATAAACCGGGAGATGCATCGTCTATGTCTCGCGAAGAGTTTTCTGATCATATGAAAGATCTTGTCAAAAACATCCAAACCAAGTTGGATGACATCAAAGAGCAAGGTATCTATCCAATAGAAGTAAAGTTGAAGCCATGAACAACAAAGTAATTAAATCAAAATGGTATGAACCTTTATCTGAAGTTTTAGGTCATGTAATTTTGGAAGAGTTCGGATACCCGTCGTCTGCTTTGCGAGTTATGAAACTTGACCCTCAAAAAGGTCTAATCTCAATTATGGCTGATTCATCAATTGATTCTTATGATGGCAAAATAAAACAGACAACGCCAGACAAC